TTGCCTTAGTTGTGCTATCCTTGTATGAAGTACCGCAAACAGAACACTTGTGGAGAGTGTAGCCGTTAGCAGTGCAAGTAGGTGCAACAACTGTGTCAGCATATTTGTGGGAAGTCTTTGGTATAGTTTCTGTAACTGTCGCATTGCACTTTGTGCAAGTCTTTGTTTTTGTACCCTCTGATGTGCAGGTCGGCTGTTTTGTTACAACAGAATTTCCGTAGCTGTGACCTGTTGCCTTAGTTGTGCTATCCTTGTATGAAGTACCGCAAACAGAACACTTGTGGAGTGTATAGCCGTCAGCAGTGCAAGTAGGTGCAACAACTGTGGTTGTGTAGCTGTGGGAAAGCTTTGCAATTGTTTCTGTAACTGTCGCATTGCACTTTGTGCAAGTCTTTGTTTTTGTGCCCTCTGATGTGCAGGTCGGCTGTTTTGTGATAACAGCACTGCCATATGTGTGGCTCGTGCATCCGCAGGTGAGTTTGTATGTCTTTGCTACAGACGGATTGTATGTAGGATAAATTTTTACAATGAGTGAACCGCCGTTTTTGAATGTGATACGTCTGATATCATTAGCATAGTTTTCAAGCTTATTTACACTTACCATGCTGCGATCAGAAAATTCAACTGTGTAGTCTGTATCGTCATAAAGCCAGAAATCAATGCTGTCGCCCACACTGAACTGAGTTTTGCTCAATACGCTTGAAAAGGACGTATTCGAAATGTCTGTACGCCAATAAACAGTGGTAGAGGTCGGAACTGTGAACTTATTCACATAACCGCAAGACTTGCAGGTCTGTGTTACAGTGCCGTCAGTTTTTGATGCGTACTTTGTTTCGTAGTCATGACCTGTTTTGACGTCAACCGTCTTTATATCGTCAAGATTTGAAAGGTTCAGGGAGTTGAAGGTCACGTTATTTTTATCGTAAACATACCAAACTGCTCTGCCGTTTTTGATAACAGGCTGGCAATCTGAAAGACTTCCCTCAAAGGTGTGTATACTGCCGTTTACTGTGCCGTCAGCGTTTAGCTTCACACAGCTTACCTTTGTATCTCTGGCCCACAATAGCAAAAAGCTGTTATTATTTATCTTCACAAGCTGTGGAGCAGAAGCTGAAGCTGTACCCTCTGCATAAGAAGTTATCTTATTGAGCTTGTTTGTGGAAAGGTCCTTTGAAACAGCGGAAACGTAGACGTTTCGTGTTTCTGACGTATTGATATAATCAAGGTCAACTGTACTCTGTGCCACGATATAGCTTGATGATGACACATCAAAGCCGCCTATAGCCGCACCTGTATAGTTATAGTGACCGGCGGTATATTCAGGGTATGTTACAACGTCGATATTGCTGACCTTATCAAAATAGCTTGGGAAGAATTTGCCTGTAGTAAAATCAGAATTATACTTCACCAGAACGGCAGAACGTGGATGAGCGTCACCATGGTCGAGGGCGACTATATGGTTGCCGTCGGTTTTTATAAACTGATTGAAGGAGTGGCTAACATAGCCATAATCAACGTTCATGACGCCGGTATATGAATCAGTGATAGTCATTGAAGGCATATCCACTTCAATGGTAACATTAGACTGATGATTATTGCCGTCGCTTGATTTATACATTTCGTGGCAGGTCCTCACAAGCAGGTGGTCACCGCTATGGGTCATTCTTGCCGAGCCTGCATCGAATGGAACTGTAGTGTTAGCTCCATACAGACCGCAGGACTTTATTTTGTTCCAATTCTTATCATACTTCGTGATACGGAAAACCTCGAGGGAGTCGTTTTGTTTCGGATTTTCCTGACCGCTAAGGACATAATAATTATTGCCGGAGTCATAGAAAGCACCAAAGATCGGCAGTTCATTGTCGATAAGCTTAGTGCTGAGCGGTTCAAAATCAGGGCTGTAATATTCCACAAGGAGCTTGCCCTCGATAGCGCCTGACTGGACACGCATATAATTGCCGTTGTCGCACACTGTCAGGTAAGATTTCACTGTGTCAGACCATTGCACATAGTCCTGAGCATTCACATTAGAGCCTGAATACGCAACACATTGCGCCACGGCAAAGGCACTGAACGATCCAGCAGACACAGCAGTAGAAACAGCCATTGCGCCAGACAGGACAATGCTCAACATTCTTTTCTTCATATTCATCAATTTCATCATCTCATACAAAAACTTTTAAACGAGAACACCTTTATATATATAATATCACAACGCAAGGCATATGTCAATGAAAATAAGTTACAATGAGAATGATTTCAATAAATTCGTCATACACCAAAGGTCAACGCAGTAAAAAAAGCAAAGAGGATACAAAACAGAAAAAAACGCCTTGACAAGGTTTGATGGGTGTGATACAATATTACAGTGGTATTTCGAGGTGTGGCTCAGTTTGGTAGAGCGCTGCGTTCGGGACGCAGAGGCCGTGGGTTCAAGTCCCGTCACCTCGACCAGCACAAAACCGCTTGTTTACGTCAAATGGCGTAGATAGGCGGTTTTCTTTATGCTCTAAAATGTTAAAATATGCGTAAAAATGATAAAATATCAGCTAAAATAATAAATATATGACACGAAATATGACACGGAATTTTGCACACACTGAAATTTTGCTCTGAAAATATGCACAAAAAGCAAGCCTATATTTGTGCAATCCTACAAAGTTCAATGTTATCTATATTTTTGTTATCTAACTACTTGACATTTGCTAGATAACATGGTATACTATAATCACAGGCAAGAGATGAGACCTGAAATCAAAAATTAATTTTCGGAGGTACAAAATCATGAAAATCACAGGCGTTAAGAAAGCAGTAGGAACTTACAAGAGAGCAAACAGCGGTGGATATTATCGTTCATCATATGGTGCTTTGATGGTTGATATGTCAAAAGGTTATGTATGGTGCGACGAATTTTCAGACAGATTTTCGTACATCGCCTATGACGATGAAAACATCGCACGCATAAATCTTGAGAGTGAGCCAGCAACCATGCAGAACGTAAAGGCAATTGCCGAAAGAATGTGCGCTGAACATATCGCATAAAAACAGCCCTGACGAGTATCTGAAAATTGATACGAAACGCCCCACAAAAAAAGGGGCGTCGGCTGGAAAGCAAAATAAAATTTGAAAGGAACTGATAACATGAGTAATTTGAAAAACATGAGAGAAAAAAGAGGCATGACACAAGATGAGCTGGCAAAGAGAATAGGTTCTGTCAGAAGCTATATTTGCCGCCTGGAGAGCGGTGCGCAGGATATAAACTTTATCCAGGCAAGCACGCTGGGACGTCTATGCACGGCACTGGACTGCAAGCCCGAAGATTTGCTGGAAGCTGATAGTTTCGAGTTTGAGGAGATCAACGGCGAAAAGCGACTGATAGTTGACGGGCTGTATGCCCCTGAAGGAAATTATTTGCTTGTAAAAATCAAAAACAGAACGTATCAGCTGAGCATGATTGATTTTTCAAATGTTGATGATATATCCAAACATTTGATACCACGTGGCAACGCAAATATCCCACGAAGCGCAGCAGAGTTCGACAAGAAGGCATACTGGATATATAAAATGGCGCCACGTGACGGCGTGGAGGTCAAAGTCCTAGACCCTATCAGCCCCGAAGATTGGAAGGCGCTGATTGAAAAACTAGAGCTGACCGATGATGATATCTCGGACGAATTTGAAGTTGTCAAGGGTAAGAACTATGGTGAAAAGTGTGAGAAACACTACGTTTGCAGACAGATAAGACTTACCACCCCGAAAAATTCGGTTACGATTGAGCGAGAGTTGAAAAAACATGGCATTGAGGCAATGAACGTAAGTGTTGACCGCATAAACATCAGGGTAAAATGACATGGCAAAACAAAAATACGAATTGCTGCCAGACAAAGTAGTTGCAGCCAATGCAGAAACCATAAAAGCCATAGGGCATATCGCAACCGATACCGATATAGTGGATTATGTCAGCGGTCAGCTGATGCGTGACTATATCAAATTCGGTAAGAAAACCCTAGACGAAGCCGCCAAGTTGACCGAACAAACGATAATGTCAGATGATTTTTTAGACAAGCTGGGTGCTATAAAAAATATGACAAACTGGTACTATAGTGGACGGCAAGTGTATCTATTTGATGATGATTTTGCAGATTTGCTCAGCGGTCAAGGCACAGCAGATTTGAAAATCAGTGCAGACGTTTTCAAACAATTGCCATGCAACTGTTTTTACGTTCAGCGAAAATACAAAAATAGTGTGGGGTTCTTTTTCGACTTGCAGGGCGACCGAATGACAATGACAGAATATTTTTTTGACGATTCCAAAAAAGACTACTATTCGGAATCAATCGCTATAGAATTGCAGTATGATATATCAGTTGAAGACCTGATATATAAAATTCTAGGCAGCTATGCCAAAAAAGACAAGGCAGGCACTAAGGCAATGATATGCGACATAGCCGAAAAATTGCAGTTCATCGTCTATTTATCGGCTGTAAACGCAGAAATCGCACCAGTCACGAAACGCCAGGTGCAGAAGAAAACCGCCACACAACGTCCACAGAAGCCGTCTGCACAGCCACAGAAATCAGCCATAGCCAATGTAGGATACCGCATTGGCATTGCCGTGCGCAAGCATAGGCAGGCTGAAAGCAGTGCTAGTTATCAGCATAGCCCACAAGGTCACAGCGCACCGAAAGCACCGCACATCAGGCGTGCGCACTTTCACGGCTACCATACCAACAACGGCTATCAGGTGAAGTGGCTGAATACAATCTTCGTCAACGCTGAGCGTGATGATAATGATATCAGCACGATTCACAAGGTGCTGCAATAACTGTGTACCGCAATAAAAAAAAGCCGCCAGGGCAAAGCGCTCTGACGGCTAAATTTATGCGAATTTTATTCGACTATTTTTTGATTTTTTCACGCAGTTTCTTGATGAATTTCTTGCCTGCTATGCCGTTCGGCTTATAGCCCCATGTTTTCAGCCTTGCATTGATAGCACTGACAGTGCCCTTGCCGATGATTGCATTATCGTCCAGCTTCGCACCGTCAAGGATCAGCAACTGTTTCAGGGCATATGACCCGTCTGTGCTCGCACCTTTCTTATAACCCTTTGTCTCCAGTGTAGGCGGATTGATAACGCTCTGATTTTTCGGACGCAGAACGCCAAGAACATGGTTATAGTTGTGATAGACACGTGTGCATGGGTCATTCCTGCCCAGCCAGTTCTGATCGTAGCTGTAGAAATATTTTGTGTTGCCCTCGCCTGTGGCTATGGCAACGTGACCAATACCGCCGTTCAGACTACCGCCCCATACCACGATATCACCCTTTTTCGGAACGAATGACGGCGTGTTTTTAATTCTGGTAAAATAGCCCTTGACCGCCTGCTTGTCGAAATCTTCGTAAATCTGTTTCGCATACATACCTGTGAACATACCGCAGCCGACAACATCTCTGTTGTACTGATTAGCCAGGTCAAAACACTGTACACCGTACAACTTATCGAAATTAATGCCCTTGCCTTTATATTTCTTCACGAACTCATCAAATGTCATAGTTTAGTCCTCCTTATCTTTGAAAACACCAAATTTTGCCACGATTTTGTTTATCCAACTGGCTTGCGGATTGATTTCACCATAGTTTTCCAGTATGGAAACTATTTCCATAGCAAAAATATACCCGAAAACAGCTAGTGCGGTTATAGTGCCTGCAATGCCTGCCAGTTCGCTATGTCCATAGTAGTGACCTAGCTGTTCAAAACCTATCTCCGAACCGATAGCCACACCCATGACGACTATTTCGGCTAACTTGTTCAGACCGCCCTTGCGCATTTTCGATGACCGAACGTCGCCTTTGCAATAGGCTTTTATCCAGCCTGTGGCAAAATCAGCCAACGCAAGACCTATCACGATCATCAGCATGATTATGTATTTCACTTCACTACCTCGCTTTCATACTTTTCTCCTGTGATTTCCTCGTACTGCTCAGGGGTTATTTTCCCCCTGTCAGCAAAGTCCTTGACCTGTTCAGCGGTGTACAAACCTAAATCGTACAAACGTTTGACCTTTTTATACATTGTCGTCACCCTCCTCAATCAAAGTGTCGGTCATTAGCGCGGTATATAGCACCTGCGCTTCTAGCTCGTCCACCTTTGTGGCTTTCTTCGGCTGAAAATCTTCGGTGGATAGTCCTAGCTTTTCAGCCATTTTTCTCTGTAAATCTGTCATGTTGTACCTCCTACTTCACTCAGCTTCACGATATACTCTTCCTCGCTTGGAACTGGTATGCGATAGCTGTCGTTGCTGCTTTTGAATGTCACTGAACCACCTGCTTCGACCTCGATGTTCCGCAGGAAGTCATCATCAATCAGGTTTGAAATATCCGTGACGATAGGTGTATCTAACGCTTTGACCTCCGTTCCGTCAACAGCGTTATTCTGCGTATAGGTCTTAGCCTCGTAGTCTACCACGTTCCCCTCAACGCCATAGCCAGGCAGATTGCGGATTGCCTCTGGAATTTGGTAGGCGGTCTGATAGAATGGAGAATAATTGGTAGCGGTATCACCATTTTCTAGCTGAACGTCATAGATCATGCCCGCTATGGTGCACAGTGACACAAAATCAGTGTCGGCTACGAACGTAACTACTGCCTGATATTCTGTGTTTGCCGCATAACCTACTTCCGACTTTATCAGCGAACTATCATGTGCGTATGATGTGTTTTTCCCTTTTTGCAGTGACCACCGCAAACCGTCTTGATTAGCTGCATTTGACTTTACTTTGAATGACAGCGTATACTTATTTTCAGCAATAGTCGGAATATTTAGGGCAGTTGTCGTCAACCTCTCTGTGTAAATAACACCATTTTCAACCTTGTTTACATTCGCTCCATGATAGGTTTTGTCAGTATAGTCAAACAAATTCTTCCCCTGCTCCACGACCTCTTCCGTGCCTGCACTAACAATCTCACCAACATTGTAAGGATAGTAATTATTAGGGAATATAGCTTCGAACTCTTCAACAGTGCTAGGCTCATTTCCCGAGCCGAACATAGCGGTGAGGTCATAAATCTGTGGGTAGACTACCAAATTATTAACAGTTGCTCCTGACTTAACCATCAGCGGAACTATATATACACGGGTGTCTACATTAATGGGTGCTATTACGCCACTTCCGTAGTTGGTGTCCATCACAACGTTACTCCCCGTGATATATGAACGATATGTCTCTGCTGAACCACCTTTAGGACAGGATTTTTCCAGATATACATGACCTTTAATTGGAACAAAGCTATCTGAAAAATAGGCATCTCCACCAGTTGCAGTGCCGTTTGCTACAAACTTGTAACCATCAACCCTTGTAATTGTAACACCATTCACTGTATAGCTTGGACGAAAATTGTTAGGGTTAACAATCTGATTAAACACCAAGTTCCTACCACCTATCGACTTAACCGACATCAGCTTTGCCCCAGTCGGCACTGTCTTTGCATATGCCGTATCTGTGTCCGTTTCAAACCTATGTGTCACACCCTGACCTATATCATATAACGCATTTACCCTACGTTGCAGTTCTTTGTCCGTTAACTTTACAGCAGAAATTTCAACAGTATTCTCAGCGATTTTTCCGACAGCTGTCACATAATCTTCTGGCAGGCTGTCAGCTATGGATTGTGCTGTCTGTGCGGCAGTCTCTGCGGCTGTTCTGTCTTCTGCTACCTTAGCGGCATTGTCTGCCACTGTAGTTTTGTCGGCTGTCACCTGTTCTGCCAATGTCTGCACCGCCTGTCTATCTGCCGTAGTGCTGTCAGCGCAGGTCTTGGCAGTTTTAGCATAGCCTGCTGTTATGGTCTTATCAGCCTCAGTCTGCTGTGCTGACGTTGACGCCTGGGCTGCGGATACCTTAGCATTATTCTGTGCTGTGACCGCCTCAGCACGTGCGGTTTCGGCACCCTGCATGGCGGTGCCTGCCTGTGTTGCGGACATTTCAGCCGCTGTCTTTGCGGTTTCCGCACGGCTTGCCGCCTGCGTTGCCGTATCGGCTGATTTCTCTGCGGCTGTGGCAGATTTTTTTGCGTTTTCTGCCGCTGTAGTAGCCGTTTCTGCGGCGGTGACGGCTTTCTGCATATCTGCGTGCGCCTGTCTGCCTATGGCATCTATACGGTCTAGTGCGTCTATCGCCACATCAGGTGACGGTACTGCATTATCGCCGATAGCCGCACCTATTCTCAGGCGGAATATGCGTGATTTTTTCACCAATATGTATTCGTTACCTGACAGCTTCTTTGCACATATCTGACACGAAACTGTCTGCGCTGAACGCAGTATGTCTGCTGTAGGTGTCCATGTGCCGCCTGTGATATCGACCTCATACTGAACGCCATCACCATAGTCTATCTTCAGCACATAGCGGTCTGCACCGTCTACTGTCAGACCTTCGACAGACACGGGTCTGGCGTTTGTTTCACCGACGTAGCCCAAAAGGGCTGTTGACGTCATTGCGTTGTAATTTTCGTCCAATCTGATTACCATTTCTGCGCCCCCCTTTATACGATTGCTATGTAGTCAATGCTATACGTTCCTGCAGGCACGTTGACAGTCACTGCGCCATTGCTAGGACCCATGCAGATTACTGCGAAATATGCGCCCTTGTATACCTGCACATGGGTGCAATAGTTCTGAAATGGACTAGGCGTGCCGATATCCCTCAGTGACACGCATATCTGCTTTGGCGTAAAATCCAAATTCAGCGGTATTTGCACGCTTGAAGCTGCCTTTTTCAGTGTGTATTCAATCGTGCCGCTTTTTATTTTATTCTGGTTTAGGTCATTTACTGCCTGTTCTGTTGCCGTCAGTGCGTCCACCAACGCCTGACGGACATCACGCCCGTAAAATGCGTTTCGGACAGTTTCGATTGCTGCCGCCAAATCAATATTATTTGCCATTTTATCCCTCCTAGTCTAGTGTGTGGTTTTTTGTAGTGATACTGTTGCACATGATATCACCTGTTTTGCCGTAGCACTGCACTGCGGTTTTTTCATTTTCGTTGTATAGGTACATCGCCCTGTTATTGGTATCAACTGTAAATACCTTTTTGCCGCTGTCTGTATATGTTGATATGTTACCGCTGTTTGTGTCTAGTGAAAATTTTAATTCGTTATTCCAATAGCCTGACATAGCGCCAGCCTGCAGGACGATATGACCACCGATTGTGCTGTTGTCAATGCGTATCTCCAGCGGACTGACCTTCAATGTCCATTCGTTATGGGATAGCTGGATAACACTGGTATTTTGACTAGACGTTTTTATATTTATCGTTCCACCTGTGATAGTTGCTGATTTTGACGACAGCCTATTGGCAATAACTGTTCCGTCCTCAGATACCGAAAAGGTACCTGAGCCGTTATTTATTTTCAACCCTGTCAGGGTCAAAGCGGTTATAAAACTAGCCACCAGATTTCCGTCGATAGTCCACGCATTTGTGTACGGTCCGTCTTTTGCAGAACCGCCGTCCGATGATTTCCAAAAACCTAGTCCGTTTTTGTTTAGTTGGATGCAGGATTTGCAGGTATTTATATCAGCCGTATCCATAATCAAAATGCGTTCTGGCTTTTCGGAAGGGTCAAGAATGACATGACCGCCCTCAGCACCTGTTATCAACTTTGTGGCATTTTCGATTTTGCTGTCTATGACCTGACGATTTCTGAATTCACTATCATCAATCGCTGTCTGCAGACTCTTGGTTTTGGCTGTCATGAACCCTGTCATGGTTTCAAATTTGTCACCGAATGTCAATTCGGATTGTTCAGGGTTGTCAAGGTTTATAGTAATACCGATTATGCGTAAATCTTCGTCAATTTCCATAAGAGGGTTGACCACACGATACCAGCACCCCAGCTCAAACTGTTCAAAATTCATATCAATTGTTGACAAATCGACCGCAGTTATTTTATACTGCTTTTTGGCTTTGTTTGCGCTTTTCAGGTATGCTGTGGCTTTTGTCTTCAAAATTGATGCCTGTGTCACATCGTCCCACGTTTGTGTGCCACTGATTACGCCATACTTAGCAACCAACGCACTATCTTCAATATAGTCTTTGCCGCCGTTTACGCTGCCGATAGTCAACCGCTTTTCGCTGTCTGTAAGCTTTGTGCCGAGAGGATAAAGACGTGTTATGACCGCCGTTTCATCCACTTCTCGTGATATGGTTTTAAGGTTGACCGCAAGCTCTATGGTGGTGTCAGTGCCGTGTCCGATATGTTCCAGATAGTCTATATACACCTTTCCGTCTTTATCACGAAGTTGTATCTCACCACCGAATTTTCCTATAAGCTTGTCGGCGATAACGTCCATTGTCTTGTCCCAATTTGCAGTATATGTGTAGTTGTTGCTTGCCGTAACAGTGACCTGTCCCAGCTCTATACGCTTATCTGCACCCACCTGTGCATTGTGTTTGGAGAGGAACGAAGAAAGTACTGTTGATATACCTACCATTTTGTATTCAACATACGGCTGAACGCTGTCATATAGCCAGCCTAAACGCCCCTCGCAGGTAACAGATTTACAAATCAGCCCTTGTTCGTCCATGCTGTCAGGACATTTCAGCACACGACCGATAAAAATATCTTTGCCTGTGCTATCGTCTGTGACAGTGACCGATGTTGTCAGCGGTTTCAGTTTGTCATATCCTGCATTGTCTGGGTATATAGTAAACGTGAAACTGTCAACGGCATTGACAGCCTTGACGATTTTTCCGCCCGAAATGCGGTCAAGGTTATCACTATGTATCGTGGTTTTTTCAGTACCATTTGTGATAGTGACAGTGTGCATTTATAACACCTCCTCATGCAGATCCAGTGTGAGCGACCCGAAGCCATACGCTGACAAAGTGTTCACGCCAGGCTGTAAAATCAGTTCGTCCATATCGAATGGTTTTTCTGTCGGTCTGTATACCTTTTCGGATATATCAACGTTGTTATTTTGAAAATACGTGAATCCCACTTTGTCGGTATCATCAGCAGACCGCCTATATATCAGACGTGGTTTTATCGGCACGTCCGAATACAAAAAGATTTTTAAGGTTGCAGGAGGGGCGTATCGTGTCTGCTTGACCGCCGTCAATGTCATATCTGTCAAATTCAGATAGTCATTTTCAAAACTGAAATCGTCAAAACCCTTGTCTGAAAAGTCATCAGATAACTTGTACGGCTGTGCTTTGAACGTCGCCGTTACCTCAACATGATAGCCCTTTTCGCTTTCGGTGCAACTAATTGCTCTTGCCTTATAGTGGTAAATTTCAGCATCATCATATAGGTCACATTCGCCAGCCGACAAAATCCAGTTTTCAAAATCTGCCACTGTTTTCCGCAGGGCGGTTTTCGGACAGTCCATAAACACGAATTTATATGTCAATGTTCGTGTGTCATAGGTAGGTTTACCGCCATTCTGATATGTGAAACATATGTCGCCATTGCGGTATGGTATAGTAGCCGATATATCCCTGATGTTTGGTGGCGGTGTACTGCGTGATGTCAGCAACGCTCCGAAGTCGGTATAGGAATTTTTTCCGTTAATCGTTATACTAGACATTGTCAGCCACCCTCCTTGCGCTCAGATTGATTTTTTCAGCCATAGCAACGTCCATGTATGGCGCTGTCACTGTGGCAAAACGTTTTCCGTCAATGTTCATAACCACTGTCAAATCACCGCTCTTGCCGTTTGACGTCGTGCTGTCGGCTTCGGTTGATATTTTGTCAGCAGTTTTTCTTGCGGTCTGTCTGCCTATCATGACAGGATCCATTTCAGCCGATACACCTGCAACGCTGTCAACAATAGCCTGTGCCTCGTTCACTGGTTCGTCTGCAGTGTCTTCCATACCGACCGCAATTCCTGACGGCAGATATTGACCGACCTTTTTCGCCATAACCCTTGAAGGCGAATGAATGTCAAAGAAGTCGCAAAATCCGTCTACAATGGCACTTCCAACATCTTCAACAACGCTCCAGATTCCACTGACTGCGGAAACTAAACCGTTCAAAATGCCTTTGAGAATATTTGCGCCCAAGTCCAGCCAATCAACGTTCTTGAAGCCGTCTATGATAGCACCGATTATTTCAGGAAGAGCGTCGATAAGGTCAGGCAGAGCCTGTGGCAAACCCTGTGCTAATGCGACTATCAATTCCATACCAGCCTTGACTAGCGCAGGCAGATTTTCTGTCAGTGAATCTGTTATGACAGGTATCAACGCTATTATTGCGTTTATCAAATCAGGCGTGCATTTGGTCAGACCTGTTATCAATCCTGTTAGTAATTGGAAACCGCCCTCAATGATTGCAGGAAGATTTTCAATCAGCGTGTCGGTTATTTGTTTTATCAAACTAGGCAACATCGGCATTAACTGCCCGATAACATCATTTAGTCCGTCAATCAGACCCAAAAACAGTGTGATTGCGCCCTGCACCAGTTCAGGCACTAGCGTCGGGATAGTTGAGACCAACGCATTTATCAATCCAAAAAAGCCGTTAAGCAGTGACGGCAGAATTGAATTGATTAGTGACGGCGCAGATTGTGCCAGCGATTGAATGATAGATGTTAAAACTGTGGTTGACGCTGTGATTAGTGTAGGTGCGTTTTCGGCTAGCGTTTCTGACGCAGAACTGAATAGTCCAGATATAACAACAGGAATTTGTTCGGTCAAGCCGTCAAGACCGCCACTGTCATATGCGTCTAGCAAACTAGAAACGCCGTCAAACAGTTTGATGAAACCGCCTGACAATTTCTGAACAGCTGGCAACGATTTTGTCAGAAAATCTGCCGCCATTCCCTTTGCGCCAGCCATAACAGGCGTGAACGCAGTTCCCAAAGACGCAAGGGCGTCCTGCAATTCAAAACTAGCACGTTCATAATCCAGCGTTGATTTATTTGCAGATTGATATTCGTCATTGATTTCCGACAGACCCGAATTTGCCAGCCAATCAAGGGCATACTGCTGACGTTCTGCTTCTGACGTGCAGTTCTGTAGACCTGCATTAAAATCATCAACGCTATCACCCATACGCCCGATGAGTTCTGAAAACTGACCTGTCGCAGCACCTGTGGCAAGGGTTTCCTGCAAACTGTCCGAAAGGCTCTCAATTTTCAAAGTGTCAGGAAATTTTTCAACCGCTCCGCTGAGTGCGTTTATAGCAGGCGTCATTTGTTCATCGCTGAAGCCGACAGCCATAAGGTTTGATAACGCTTCAATACTGGAATCGGATTCGCCTGTGATAGCCACCAAATCTTGCATTTTTGATTTCATAAAATCAAAATTGTTGCCGCTGGTTTCGGCGTTTGTTTTCAATTTGGTCATATCACTGTTCCATTCACGGCTAGTTTCGACGTTTGCCGCAAGTGCCGTTGTTACAGCTGCAAGACCAACACCTATGGTCTGTGTGTATTTCTTGAACCCGTCAGCCGCCTTGCCTATCATGGCTGTGTCTATTTTGCCCAGCGTTGCCGTGAACTTCACGGCTTTGCTTGCCGCACCGCCTATGGCAGAACCGACTTTTTCGACTTTCTTTATGACAGGTTCGACCTTGTCTTTGGCTTCTTTGAACGCTGTGCCGATAACGTGAATGTTTTTCTTTTCGTCTTTCAGACTTGACAGCTTTGACTTTGTCGTTTCCAACTCACGCTGAAACGCACGATACTGTCCTGCGTCTATCTCGCCTTTTTTATACTGTGCCGTGACCTGCGATTGTGCTTCTTTCAGCACGTCCAGTTTTGATTTTGTCTCTTTGATACTGTCTTTCAGCAGGTCTTGCTTTTGCTTGACCAGCGTGACGTTATTTGGGTCTAGCTTCAGGGCTTTATCGACCGCTTTCAGCTCACTCTCCAGCTCACGGCTCTTCTTGTTCGTTTCTTTCAGTGCCTTGTCAAGACCTGTGGTGTCACCGCCTATCTTGATAGTAATGCCCTTTATGCTACTTTTTGCCACCTATCATTACCCCCTTTCCGAAATTTTCTCTCAAAGCCTGTCGGTCAGGCTTCGTCAGGGTCAACCTATATGCGTTATCCAGGTATTCTTGACCGCTCTCACTCTGCCTGAGCCGTGCAATAAATGCGTCACGGCGTATCAGCAGATAGTCATAGTAGTCCATATCATCAACATCATATAGGGATATACCCATATAGTCCGCAACTAACTTTTCCCACGTTGAGGAAATTTCATATTTCTCCCCCTCCCTATCCTGCGGCGGATAGTAGGGGAGCGCTAGTTTTTTGAATTTTTGATTTCAAGCAGATAGTCGATATATGTGCGGTAGAACATCTGAATGTCATAGATATCCCAATCAGCCAGTGTTTCAGCCGTTATCGGTATCTTTGCGATGTTGTGTGACATCAGTTTTGCGCACATTTCGATTGCTTCGTCCAGCTTGTTGCCGCCTAGCTTTGCCGATATTTCCCCAAACGCTTCAATCTCGCCCTTTGTGGGTGGCATAACAAAAATCGTGGTATGCTTTTCGTCAGCCAGCTCAATGCGCAGGCTAGGCTTTTGCATTTTATTGAAATTCAACGTCTTTGGCATTTTATACACCTCCAAAAAAAACAGCCCACTGAAAATCTCAGCAGGCTGTGTATTTGTGTTGCTTATATGGCGCTTATTGACTTATCCTCTTCAATGTAGGTGATTAGTGTTCCGTCGCTGTCGCTTGGCAGTGCTTTGAACTCTGCGTCGATAACGCTTTCCTTGTCCTTTGCAAATGCCAGTTCAATGCCACTCTGGTTGTTGCCCACGATCATGACCCATATATCTCCGTCAACTGCGTCAACGTGGTGGAAACACAGAACATACCTCTTGCGACGCATATTTTTCAGACCGCCAATCTTGACAGTTCTACGTTTCTTGCTGGTATCTTCTGTAACTCTTGCGGTATCGCAGAGAACATCAAGGGTATTGCCGTTGAATACCATAATGCCAGTTTTCAGTGTAGCTTCTTCCTCAGTGATGATTGTCTTCTGGTGCGTGCCGTCATCATCACTTGCGGTGTAGAATGTCGGCTTATAAGACAGGGTTGCACCGCCCTGGATATAGCCCAGCACATTGGCTTCGGTGCAGATAGTATCAACATCAGGCACTGTTTCACCGTTGAAATCCTGATAGTAGATATAACCGCTTCCCAAGATGATGTTACTCGGGGCTTTCTTTGTCTCAGCCATTTCAATTCCTCCTTATTTCAAATAATTGGTAAATGAATATCTTATCTGATACTCCTTGCTGTCTTCAATCCAGCTTTCAGACTTTTCCAAATCAAAATCTGCAAACTGCTTTTCAACAGCCGTTTCTAATTCAACGTCGATTTTCCTAGTATACAATTCAATAACTATAGTCTGCTCTCGCAGACTTGCGGGGTGCATATCGTCTCCGCTGTCTATGGTGCTTTCACGATAGAATACGCAGTAGGGCGTTTTCATTTCATCACGTGATGAATAGTATGCGACCTTGTCTTTCAGTTCATCGATAGCCGTTAATCGTGAACGTATGTCAGCCAATGTCAAATTCATTTCTTCAACCTCGTTTCTATCAACTCAGGTAGCGTCTTTTGTGCATATTCTTCAACAGGTTTGATATGCACAAATGCTTTTACTCTGCCCTTACCGCCTTTTTTTGCGTGACCATGCTCCAGCAGATGTGTCAGATAGTAGTATTTTTTGTTACGCACAACAACACGCTTGTTGCCCGATTTAGCGTATACTGTTTCAGCTTTCCAGCTTTCGGCATACTTGCCTGTCCGACGTGGTGATGTGGTTTTCAACTTTTCGACGCACTGGTCTGCGACCTCGTCAATACAGCCGTCAACTATCTTTGCAGTTTCTTCGCTGTACTCTTTCAGGTCATCAGCGACCTGTTTCGCCAGTTTACTGACATCAATTTCAACCGATTTCATCAGCTATCACCACCAAAACGTTCAGCCGTCAACTCAATGGCTGTCCCTGCGACATATGTGCGTATGATACGATATTCCCGACCGTTGTAGAATAACATATCCTCGTCATCATAGTCATAGTAATCTGCCATTTTGATTTTCAGCGTGGGTTGAAACCCTGCCTGTGCGGCACTATAAAATTCAGAACGTGAAATTGATGATACCTGGCAGAACACTTCTTTGGCATTCTCCCAGTCAACGACCTTTTCTTGATTTCCTATTTCGTCTGAAACTATCTTCGCTTTGGCAATTTTTACAACATCATTAAACATTGTTAAATCCCCTCCGTGTAGTCTTCGTTCAGGCTTAGTGCGTCTCGCAGACGCTCGTAGTTTTTGCGGAAATCCTCACCTTTGCCGTTGAAATCATACTGCCATTTGACATAGTTTTCGATAGCCTTTTTTAGAATCGCACTGCAATCGTCAGCGTCAAAGGGAAGGAACACGCCCACACGCTTCAAATCTTCCATGCAGGCGTCAACGTTTGACATAATGTCGCTATCTAGCTTGTTATGCGATATCCTCAACGAATTTTTCAAACTTTCTAGCATTCGTTATGCCCCCTTTATCATCATGATTACTTGCTCTTTTTGGTAAGTGTCACAAGGCTGTTCTTGTCGACGACCTTGCCGTCTACCAGCATGATACCCTTTATAACCTGATCCTCAGTGTCATTATCCTCATATCTCTTGACTGTCATCTGGAGATTTGTGTTGAGGATATAGTCCTCAGGGCGGAACAGGAAAGCGACGATTGTGTCAGCCGATACAGCGTCGGTATAAGCGTCGATATCATCAGAGAACACAACAGGTCTGCCAAGAACTGATGGCTGCATATCGCCGTTAAGACCATAGTTGACCCTTGCGATAGGCTGTCCCTGAGTATCTGTCATTGCCTGGATAGTGCAGAATGTTGACCAGTTCATAAACCACTTAACGCCTGCTCTATAACCTGACGGAATTTTTGACATCATATTCCACAGGGTATCGTATGTAATGCTGCTTGCCAGTGCAACGTTCACATTCTGACCGTTGACAACAGTTTCCTTCAGAATGCCCTTTGGTCTGGTTGTGCCGTCGCCCTTGATGATTGCTGTCTCGATAGCGGCGATCATTGCGTTTGCCACCTGATTAACAAACACAGTTTCAAAGAAATCAAGAGATACTACCGAAACTTCAAGTGACATTGAAATCGGGCATCTGAGCTTGAAGTAGCTGAAAGTGATTGAACCTGTAGTCTTCTTCTGAGTGTCAGAGCCTACACCCTCAGCGACCCATGTTGCAACTGGCTTTGCGCTTGATGTAGGGATTGTCACGCCACCTTTGATATTTGTCTTTGTGACCAGTGCATAGATCTGGCCGTGTTCCTCCAGTTTTTCAACGATTCGCTGCATGGTTGTGGACGGAATGACAGCCGCAACGTCAGTGGTCTTTGTGGACTGTGCCTCGTTCGCAAACTTTGCAGGGATTGGTGTACCCTCGAGAACATTGTGCATAAACGCAGTTCTGTATTCGATGCTGTCATAGATGTTTGATGTGGGTGTGATCGCATTCTCGTTCATCTTGTTTTCATTCCTTTCAATGATATTTTTCATAGTATCTGACGCATGGTCTTTTGTCATAGCGTTCAGATTTGCCTGTGTCTTTGCCGCTTTTTCAGCGTCATTCATCAGCTTTTCGGCTTCCTCAAAATTGCCCTCGTCGATAAGAGCCTGAGCCCTGTCAAGCATTTCCTGTCTTGTCACTTTTATAACCCTCCTTTAGTTTGTCAAGCCTTGCCTGTGCTGTTATCTTTTTATCAGCACGCTCAGCCTTCATTTTTTCGATTACATTCTGCGGTATGATATCGCAGTAGGCCGCCACAAGCTGTGACTTGGCGTTCTTGCTTCCTGCAATTTCGTCTATCAATCCCAGCTCGACCGCTTCATCAGCCGTCAGCCATGTTTCCTTGTCCATGATTTCCAGTGCCTTTTCTTTTGTCATGCCTGATTTGGTTATGTAGGCATTTGCAATAGTTTCATTGGCTTTTTGCAAAACCTCTGACATTTTGTCCATGTCATGGTAATCACCTCTTGTCGCCGATGATACGTTATGCACCATAATCTGTGCCGTCGGTGATATATCTGACCTACCTGCACACGCTATCACACTTGCCGCACTCGCTGCAAGACCGACAACGTGTATTTTGACATCACCTGAATATTCACGGATTGCCGAATAGATTTCAGACGCCGCAAAAATATCACCACCGCCAGAGTTGATGTAAACTTCCAACGGCTCGCCTTTTTCAGCCGCAGCAGTTATACCTTTTGAAACCTTTGCAGGAGAAGTGGCGTCAATGTCGAAAAGGTCATAGATCCACTGGTCATCATTCGGAATGATAGTACCTTTGACGTTAATTTTCATCATTTTCACCTCCCTCGCCGCTGTCTATCTTTGCCGTGTCTAGTCTGACATAGTATTGATCGCCCGAAGGAATGTCAGCCAGATTGAACACGCTTCGGATTTCGTTTGCGTTCATAATGCCTCTGTCGAAAAACTGCACCAGCTTCAGCTTGGTTGACATTGACGCAGTGCTCAGATTGAACGCTTCAAAAACTATCTTGTTTCCATATCCTCTTTCGATACGGCTGAATAGTTTTCGGGTAAATTCGCCAGCCAGTTCCATTACTACTGGTTCTATCTCCGATTCGTAATAGGCGTTGTATTGGTCTTCGGTGTAGTTCGATTGCACGATATTTGCATTTGTATTGAACAACGAATAAATTCTCTGCGTGGTTTTTTCCATGACCGACGAATTTGGAACGTAATCCTTTGCGTCAACTTGCTTTGCGTCTGCCTTGCTGTCGACCGCCGCAACACCTGTGCCGTTCTGAACGCTCATGAACTGCTCACTGAATTCTTGCGCCTGTTTCTTCAAATCCTCAGGGCGCAAGGAACTGGTGAACTTCAACAGCCAGCGAATAATCGACGAATTCTTGATAGCCTTGACAATGCCCTGATCTGTAGTTGTTACGATTTCCATTAGTGGTGTGAGCGTTTCACTCAGCCGTTCTCCAAAAATATCGTCTTTGTAAAAATCACTACGCAGATGAATGATATCTGCATATGGAAACGTATATCTTTGTCCATTGAAAAATGTGAATTTCAAATATAAATCGTTGCCGATATATACACACTCTGCGCTGTCTGCAGGGATAGGATATAGTTCAGTAGGATAGCCGTTGCCGTCACGGATAATCAGGATAAATGCGTTGTTGTTCAAACACAACTGCGTTGCGACTTTTTCCAACATTTTCTGCATTGTCATGAATTCATTTGGCTCTTCCAGCAACATTCGCATATATGGTTCAGGGTTTATCTCGATACTGCCGTCACCATTTCGGCTATATGATTTTCTGATATGCTTTGCGGTCAGTTTCCCGATAGCCTTGACCTTTGGGCGAATGCAGGCACGCACCAAGTCTGAATGATAAACGTTGCCGTCCCAGCTATAATAGCCGTTGCCGATTTCCGTCATCATCTTATATCGGGTCACTACCTGTGACCTGTTTTTAAAACGATTTATCAGACCCATTTTTTCACCCCTTTCATATCAAACTCTCAAATTCTTCCTGTCGATTATAATAGACCACATATGCGTCTAGCAGTGCCGCAAGTCCGTCTATTCTCTGTGTTCGGTCAGATTTTTTACATGGCTGAATGTTGCCATTGACATCTGTTTTGACAGCCACATTCAGGAAACACCATTTGTCAATTGGGTTGTTGTCGTAAACGATGTTGTGTCGCTGAAATTCGGCTTTCAGGTTTTTCATCGGGTCAGACAGTGTTATAACGCCCTGGCGCACAGGTACTAAAACGCCCTTGCCAAACTCTTCTTCAAACGCTTTTATCAGCTCGTCCGAAACGTGCCAAGGGTCATAGCCGATAGCCAGAGGATAGATGTCTTCTTTGTCTCTCAACTCCAAAAACCAATCTAGGATAACACGCTTGTTGACCTTGTTTCCCTCGCACGTTCTCAGCAGACCTTGCGATTTCCACAGTTCATACGGCACACTATCTCGTCCACGCCTATCACCCTTTTCAGCGTCAGCGTCAAGAACGGCTTGTGGAATCCAGTACATAGATTTTACATACAACCTATCATCATCAGGCTTTTTGCAGATAGCCTTTGCGGCGTTAAGGTCTATATAATCAGCGGCGTCAAAACCGCCAATGAAATATCTGAACGGATAGTCCACGACAGTTTCTTCATTGTTCAGCTCGTCCCATTTCAGCCAACCGCTTTCGGTATTCTGCGGTAGGTTAAAATCTTTGACCATAACCGTTGCCTTGAAGCTAGGATCGTCTTTGGCTTTCTGCACCATTTGGCGCAGATAGTCGGTTGATTTTATCGTACCCAGCCCGGGGTTTGCTTTCAACCAGGCTTCTTCCTTATCCCATTCGTTTGGGCTATCCAGTTCGTAGATAAACGGCAGAAACCTGTTATTGCTTTCTGTCAGCCGTCCGTATAGCAGATTATTTGCATATTCGTATTGGGCGTCAAAAATGCCGCCACGAACGAAGCCGTTTGTTGTAATGCAAAATAAAATGGGCTGCTGTCTAGCGCCCATTGCTTGCTTTATCAAGTCATATAGATCTCGGTTCTTGATTGCCGCCAGCTCGTCGATAACACCGCAGTGAACGTCCAATCCGTCAAGGCTGTTTGAATTGCTTGCAAGAGCCTTTATAAATCCCATGTTCAACGGAAAATACAAATCGGCTGCACGCTTGCGAATATGCTTGCTCAACAGCGGTGATTGTTTTATCATTTTATAGCAGGCGTTGAAACCTAGCTTTGCCTGGTCTAGCATTGTGGCAATGTTATATATCTGCGGTGAACCCTCTCCGTCATTGACCAGCATATCATTTTCGACCGCCGCAGTTTCCGTTGTCTTGCCGTTCTTTCGACCCTCGATTATCAAACATTCGTTATACTGGCGCAGATTGTTATCATCAACAAAACCGAATAACGCCTGCAATCTCGCTTTTTGAAACAATTCCAGTTTCAACGGCTGACCTAGTTTCCCAGACGGCTGTTTGCAGAATTTTTCTATAAAATCCGTATGCCGTGTTGCAATAGCTTCGTCAAAATGAAATTCATCAGGGCTTGCAAATCTGTTCAGCAACATTTCTGAAACTTTTTTCATTTTTTCGCAAGCAACGATATTTCCGTCATAAATGCCAGTAAAATATTTTTCAAACTCCGTCAACGCTTTGCACCGCCCAGAAATTCCAACAGTTCGTCGCCCTCAGACTTCTGCAGGCTGTCGAGAATAATATTTTCAACTGTCTTTGCCATTGCGTTGTATTTTCCGATTAACGTTGCATACGCTTTACTTGCAGGGTGCTCTGTCTTGACAGTAAAACCATTGCCGTTTGTTGCTTCGATAATCGCACCCTCTGCTTTTATTTTTTTCTGGTACTCGCTCAGCAGATTTTCCATATACTCCAGCTGATCTAACAGCTTTATGCCCAGTTCTCTTTTAGCTGGTTCACAGCTATCCACAGCTTTTCGCAACTCACTCAAATTCTTTTTGATTTTTGCCATTGTCAGATTACACCCCCCTTATGCGATTTTATCGTGCGTAAAAAATGACCTTTGCCCCCTCGGTATCTTAGGAAAAAATTCACTCCAAATTTGAGGGGGGTATAGGCATACCAAATGTATCAAATTCACATTTTGTTAATTTTTTAGGCGATTTTTGGTAGAAATGACCCTCGAAATTGTCATGACATTTTTTGCATACAAATTCGAGATTGGCATGGTTTAATGATACCTCAGGATCACGAATGTTTGCTGGCGTCAACAATGTTCGGTGATGAACGATATATCCAGCACGTTCGTGGCATTCTTCACACAAACCGCCGTCAATCAGTATGCGTTTGTCGATGTAAGATTGGCGACACTTCTTCCATGCTGCCGAGCGGTAAAAGGAATATGCAAAGTCTTTCATAGTGCCGCCCCCATAAAATAAAAATGCCACACGTGGGACACATTGCTAAGAGGTGTGTGTGGCTGATTGGTATCGGTGTCAACATCATCGCAGTATCGACCGATATATCCGCCATAGCTAATGCCACAGCGGAACTCAGGAGATCTAAAACAAAAGAAGTAAAAAACATGGAGCAGGTTAAGTGATGGCGCACCGCCCCTGCACATTGCCTGAGGGCTAGCCGCTCAGGCGTAAAAAATGGGGTTGGCTTTTATTGAGGATATAACCAACTGACCTTTCGCCCTATCGGGCTATTATACAGTATAGCAGATTAATAACTGCATTTCACTGCATTTCACTGCACTCTTTTGGAACGATGATATGTTTCAGGGCTTCGCCGTGAATCTTGTAAATCGTGCGTTCTGAGTAGTTCATATAATCAGTGATCCCCATTATGTATTCGCCATTTTCTTTGTTGAATTTTCCAACCCAGCGCTGATAGAAAAGATACCGTCTTTCAAGGACCTCTCGCTGGTCTGCGTCTGTTACTGCGTCAATGGATTGTTCAATTTGCAGACGTTTGTCAATCAGTATCAGTGCCAGTTCCTGCTGTCTGCGTTCGTATTCCGCTATGCGTTCTATGGTGCTAGACATCTTGTCGCCATTGCAACTGCCATGACTAGCACCTGTGTTTTCATAGGATATGCCAGCGTATTCTAGCTGTGACCGCAGTTTCTTGACTTTGTTTTCAATGATTTTCACACGCCTCTCGATTTTATAGGCGTTCTGCAAATATTCTTTTGCTGTCATTTCAACCGCCTTTCTGCACCCTGTCGGTCATTTCCGTTGATATCAGCTCCGACAGGTCAATGCCGTATGCTTCTTTCAGATAGCTGGCGTTGTTATCGTTGTCGAATTTTGCCGTGTCCATGATGTCAAACGTGCTATTCACTGCGTTGATAAATGTACGCAGGCGTTTGCCTTTCCAGCCGTACCACTTATCCAGCGTCCACAAAACAGTCGCCATTATCTGTTCTGTGATATCCTGCATAATCTCGCCTTGCAGTTCACTATATCTTTTCTGCATTTCCTTTGCGACCTCTTTTTTGATGTCGCTTTGTCTGACGATGTTCGTTCGTGCTTTCATGACATTTCACCAACTTTTAGAAATTCAGGGGTGTCATAAGCGTTTCCGACAATTTCTAGTCCTTCATCACAAACACTGCCGAAATCAACTGTTAATGTAGAATAGATTATGATAAATCTAGCGGTATCATTATCCCACTGTACAACGCCTCGTTCTTCCTCATAATTGTCCCAAACAATATCTCCTTCAAAAATCTTCTTGCCATACTTATCTGTTAATCCTGTATATTGGCTGACGGTCTTAGGGTCTACTACATAAGAAATTGGCATTGTATCAACAAACTGCTTATAGTCATTGTCCTCAATCTCTATATTGTCGTAAATAAGATGCTCAACATTAACCCCTCTGTCCTTGAAATATGGACGCTTTTTGCATACATAAAACCCCTGAACCCATTCGCCATTGTCTACACGTTTTCCTCTAAAAAGTATTTCACGCATTGTCGTTCTCCTTGTTACCAAACTTTCAGTGCCATTTTCCAAGCACAAAACGCTCGTAAAACGTCCCCGTATATATCCTGTGATAGCGTTCTATCACCGCCCGGTCAAGGGTCGGATTGTCCTCCATCACAAAATGTCTATAGATAAGCCGTTTTTCCTCAGCCTTGTCAATCCACTCTTTCTTGAACCAGTGGTAAGGATTGTCAGGAT